CAAATGTTGCAAACACAACTGCAAGAGTTTTATCTACAGGTGCAGTTCAAATTGAACACACTGAAGGCGGTGTAATTGTACTTAAAGACACAAGTGGTACACCAGTTGCAGATGCAGGAATAAGCACATCAGTTACCACAGGTCAAGTTAGAGCAGGTAACGATAGTAATGTAATTTTGAGTAACTGGATTCCATTAGGATTTGGTTCAACTCCAGTGTATACCGCAAGTTCAACTGCACCGAGCATTGATCCAGCAGATGGAACATATTGGTATTACAGTGATACTAACCCAGTAGATATAATGATACAGGATGGCGGAACATGGAAAGGCTATCAAAACGTTACTAGCGATGCTAGAGGTTTTGACCTAAGTACAACTTCACCAGCTGGTCCAATTATAAGTTCAACTGCTCCAACAAAGCAAAGTGACGATAGTGCATTGGTATATGGTGATTTATGGATTTCAACAGCTGATCTTGATAACTGGCCTTTAATTTATAGATGGCAAAGTGTTGATTCAGTTGATCAATGGGTATTAATTGATAACTCAGATCAAACTGGACAAAATGGTGTACTTTTTGCAGATGCACGTTGGGCTGGAAATGGCACTACAGATCCTATAACAGATGATCTTCCAACAATTGAATCTCTACTAACCAGTAACTATGTAGATCTTGATAAACCAGATCCTACACTTTATCCAACTGGCATGTTGTTATACAACACAAGACGTAGTGGATTTAATGTTAAGAGCTTTCAAGTAGATTATTTTAATTCTTCAGACTTTCCATTTGCTACATATGGTGCATTACCAACTGTGAAAGACGCTTGGGTAACAGCAAGTGGCTTACAATCAAATGGTGCTATGTTTGCAGGTAGAAAAGCAGTTAGAAATATTGTAGTACAGGCTCTGAAAGCATCAGTTGATGGTGCACAAGAACTACGTGAAGAGCAAAAGATCTTTAATCTATTATGTGCTCCAAACTATGAAGAATTAGCAAACAACCTTGTAGCACTAAACAATGAGCGTAACAATACTGGATTTGTTCTAAGTGATACACCTATGCGTTTAGAAGACACAGGAACTGCTATCACTAATTGGGCAACAAATGCCAATGGTGATGGACTGACTACTGCTGATCCATATTTTGGTGTGTTTTATCCAAGTTGTCAAACTACAGACTTATCTGGACAAACAGTTGTTGCACCAGCAACACACATGATACTGAGAACTGTGATACGTTCAGACGATGTTGCATTTCCTTGGTTAGCACCAGCAGGAACACGACGTGGTACTGTTGACAATGCAAGTCAAATTGGATATGTAAATGCTCAGACAGGTGAATTTGTTCAAACTGCGGTTAGACAAGGTTTAAGAGATACATTATATGAGAACAGTATCAATCCAATCACGTTTATTCCAGGATCAGGTATTCTTAACTACGGTAACAAAACAACATTTACTGGAAGTTCACTTGATAGAATAAATGTTGCCAGATTAGTTGCATTTATACGTGGTAGATTAGAAACAATTGGTAAGAACTTTGTTTTTGAGCCAAACGATACCACCACAAGAGATGAAATCAAAAATGCAATTGAGAGCTTGATGATTGATTTAGTAGCAAAACGTGGTATATATGACTATTTGGTAGTTTGTGATACTTCGAACAACACACCAGCTAGAATAGACGCCAACGAATTATATGTTGATGTTGCTATCGAGCCAGTTAAAGCAGTTGAATTTATCTTCATACCTGTAAGAATTAAGAACACAGGCGAAATTGCAGCTGGTAACGTAGCAAGCTCGGCTGCGGTAACGTAAGAACAAGAAAAAATACAAAATGGAGCTTCGGCTCCATTTTTTTGTGGTCAAAAATAGATAAATAAAATTGTAATAAGGAGAATTATAAAATGGCCGTATCATCGCTAACAAGAATGACAGTACCATTGGCGTCAGACCAATCCAGTCCAACTCAAGGACTGTTAATGCCAAAACTAAAATATCGCTACCGGGTGGTATTTGAAAACATGGGCGTGTCTACACCTAGAACAGAACTTACCAAACAGGTGATGACTTTTACTAGACCTACTATAAACTTTGAAGAAATTGAAGTACCAATTTACAACAGTAGAATTTATCTTGCTGGACGTCAAACATGGGACGCTGTATCAGCAACATTCAGAGATGATGCTGGTGGAAATGTTAGTAGATTAGTTGGTGAGCAAATTCAAAAGCAAATGGATACACTAGAACAAGCATCTGCTAGTTCAGGTATTGACTATAAGTTTGTTACACGTTGTGAAGTACTAGATGGTGGTAACGGAACAAGCACACCTAACGTTCTTGAAACATGGGAACTATACGGTTGCTTTCTAGTAAGTGCTAACTATGGTGACTTAGACTATGCATCAAACGATCCTGTAACAATCGAATGCTCATTACGTTATGACAACGCAGTACAGACACCACTTGGAACAGGCATTGGATCTACAGTAGGAAGAACACTGGGTGACGTTGTAACTGGCTAATTAAGTTAGAGGAGTAACTTATGGCTTTTGGTGACGATCTACTCAAAGGATTTTTTGGAAACGATTTTCTAAGAGATTATACTCACGCAAGTAAAACCTTTCGCAGTAATAACTCGGCGCTTTCTCCACGTCGAAAGTTTTTATTCCATGTAGTCTTCAACATCAATTCGTTTTTAATTCCTCAACTACAAGCAGTGTTCAAAGCACAAGATGTAGCAAATATGAGTCTTCTTGTAAAAGAAGTAAAACTACCAGCATACAAATTTTCTGTTGAGACTATGAATCAGTACAATAGAAAACGTAAAGTTCAGACACAAATTGAATATGATCCAATTACGTGTGTAATGCACGACGATACCAGTGACCTTGCAAGAGAGCTATGGTACAATTATTACGCATACTATTACAAGGATGCAAGTCAAAAATACCTTGATGCGGCAGTGACAAATGGCAGTTTAGGACAAAATGCCAGTGGTGTAGATCCAGGAGCCGCATACCCATATGGATTCAGAGACATTTATACTCAGGATAGAGAAATAAACGATTGGGGCTATATTGGCGAAAGTTATATGGATGGTCCTACTGATACTAGAGGTGGTAAGCCAGCATTCTTTAGAGATATCACAATATTTGGATTTAACGATCATCAGTTTGCAGCCTATGTGCTTGTAAATCCTATTATCAGTGCATTTGAACATGATACCTACAACTACACTGAGGGTGGCGGCATCATGCAAAATACCTTTACTTTTGAATATGAAACAGTCAAATACTATCATGGCGCAATCAATGGTAGTTCACCAGATGATGCTATTCCAAGTTTTGGCAATAATGCAAACTATGATACAACAAAATCACCATTGGCTCGTCCTGGTGCTACTGCTACAATATTTGGACAAAGTGGACTAATTGATGCAGGTGCAGGAATTATTACAGATTTAAGTGCCGGAAATCTTGCAGGTGTTGTTGGAGCAATTCAAAAAGGTGGCACTGCTTATCAAACCTTCAAAGGCAGAGATCTCAATGAAATGTTCAAAACTGAATCGACAAATATTGCTAGAAATGTTATAAAAGAAGATTTACCAGGTGCAGCTAGAGGCAGTGGCTTTTTTCCTAAGCAGGCTAGATTCACTCCACTGAACGACCAGGCTGCAACACTTAAACCTGCTAATACTGGAACAGATCAGAATCCTGCTAACCTAAACGGACCAATAACTGTTCCGAACCAAGTTGGTAAAAATCCAAATCAAAGAGGCTAGTGTGGCAACAATAAACTATCCAAATCCAGGAACTGATCCAACTGTTAGAGCATTTGATGATTTTTATCAGCGTGAACTTGTAATTGATCAAAATCAATATGATACTGTGTACAGTTTTTTTGCAAGTATTTTTGCAAGTAAAGATCAAGCAGAAAATTTTACACTCAGCGTATTTCAAATCAGTGAAGATAATGGTGAGTCAGTTGAAAATATATTAGGTCAACTCCGTAATCAAAATACAATACAGATTACTGCTACTCTTGCTTATTATCTAAATAACCAACGCAGTAACACCACATTACTTGGTATAACTTCAATTTCTACTCCAAATCAGTATACTGCACGCAATATCTTAATATAGGTGAACTATGGCTAACAAGTTCCAACAAGGACCTTACGTAGTTCTAAACCCTCAAAAATATGCAGGAAAAGGTGTTCCCAAATATCGCAGTGGATGGGAACTTGCATTTATGCGTTTTTGCGATAGTAACGATCATATAATAACTTGGTCTAGCGAGAGCTTAGTGATTCCGTACATCAATCCACTTACAGGAAAGAAAACAAGATATATTCCTGATTTTCTAATTCAATACAGAAACAAGCATAACAAAGTTGTTACAGAATTAATTGAAATTAAACCTAAAAAACAGAGTATCTTAGAAAGCAAAGCAAATAATAGAGACAGAGCAATAGTTGCAGTAAATTATGCCAAGTGGGCGGCTGCTCAAAAATGGTGTCAACGCAACGGCTTGACGTTTAGAGTAATAACCGAAGACGACATTTTCCGTCAGGGCGGAAAACGTAAATAAGTAACATGAAGACATGTGAACTGTGTAACACTAGGTTTAGTTGTGATTCAGATCATAGCTGTTGGTGCATGATTGAACCATTGGTAGCAATTAACACAGAGTTAAATGACTGCATATGTCCAAAATGTCTAAAGGAAGCACATGACCAAGAAACTAGAAGAACTGTTTGAACTACCAACTGATGAAGGATTATCAGAGGAAGTAATGCCTGATAATGTACCTGAAGCTAAACCAGAAAACAACGAGATAATGCAGAATACACTCAGTGAGCTTGATAAAGTACAAGCGGCATTGCCACAAGTACGAGGATTAGAAGCCAGCGATACAGAAATGGACGATCTTGCTGATAAGGCCACCAAAGGATTTGATGACCTAATGGATTTAGGTATGAATGTTGACAGCAGATGGGCAAGCGATATTTTTGGGGTGGCAAGTACCATGCTTGGACACGCTATAACTGCTAAAACTGCAAAACTAAACAAAAAACTTAAAATGGTTGATCTACAACTGAAAAAAGCAAATCTCGACCAAAAAGTGATATCTAACAATGAAGAAATTGCAACCGGAACTGGTGTTGTGCTAGATAGAAATGCACTACTAGACAGGTTATTAAACAAAGACAAAGAAGAGAAATGAGCTCTATTCTGCTAAATACTGCATAGAAGGAAAATAAGATGAAATCATTTGCACAATACCTTGTAGAAACACGTCAAACATTTGATTATAGAATCAAAATACTTGGTGATGTTGATGCAGAACTAATTAATGCTTTGGAAGAAAAACTCCAACAGTTTGATGTTGTAAGTATGACAGAACCAAAGAGTACTCCAATACAAAAAACCTTACCTGACTTTCCAGAATCTGAAAATGATAGTGTTACATTTATGGATGTTACTTTTAACTATCCAGCAACACCGCCACAGATTACACAGATGGCTGAACTTCTTGGAATGAATCCAAATCATATCATCATACAATCAAAAGAGTATGCTGATAGTGTAGAAGAAGAGCGTAAAGGTTATGAAGAGCAACCTGATCCAGTGCTTGGCACAGAAGAAGGTGAACAACCATCTGAACAAAGCAAAAAAGCCAGTGAATACTATGCTGCTGATCCTTATAAAAGAGAAGTAGTTGGCAACGAATATTCCAGTGATTTCACAATAGCAGGTGGTAAAACTCCTCCAGCAAAATTCAACACAGATACTCCTAATAGTGTAGATAGCCCTATTATGGGTACTAACAAGATTCCGGTCGTAAAAGCCTCCAATGGTAGTTCGGCTCCGGAGAATCGCAAAGACGGCCCTCCGGGTAAAAACAAAAAATAAAGGAACCTACAATGGACAACATATACGACACACTAGCAAAACTAAACAAGGTAGCAAATGCACCTGAAATAGTCAAAGAGGATAGTAATGCTCTTATGAAAAAAGGTCTAGAGGACCTTATGAAGAAAACAAAACTTAACAAACAGGCTGACTATACACCATTTAGTGACAAACAAAGTCCTGATGGTTTACCAGAGAAGAAAAAAGACAACAAGATGTTTGAAAAAGAGTCTGATGTTGAAAGAGATGATCGTGCAGAAAAAGCTGGACGTGAAGTTGCACATGATGCAAAATACGATGGTATGAAGCATGCTGGTAAAGATGGTAAAGACGTTACTAAAGATATCGAGTATGATGAGAAGCATGACAAAGATGGAATGCATGAAAACGCAGGAACACTTAAAGATGCAGCTCGACAAGGTGTAATGGCACGTTTAGCAGAACTAGCTGGCCTTCCTGTACAAGAGATTGAAGAAGCATTAGGCACACCACAAGACGTAGCCGCTAAGATAATGGCAGAAAATCCACTTGATGAAGCAGAAGTAGAAGAAGGCAATGAATTTTCAGGTGAAAGAGACAAAGCAATAAAAGCTGGTAAAGACAGTTTTGAAGTTGATGGCAAAACCTATCCTGTTAAAGGTGACAAGAAAAACGAAGCCATCGAAGAAGCAGAACATGATGGTATGCCATCTATGAAAGAAATGAAGTCATGTGTTGACAAAGGCATGACAGAAGCTGAAATTTGTGAAAAGTACAGTGACTGCGATCAGGATAAAATTAAACTTATGGCTTCAAAGTGCAGTAAAATGGATGAAGGCACTGGAAGTAAAGTATGTGATCAATGCGAAGACGGCAAGGACGAAGACGGTAAAGAATGTTCTGAGTGCGGCGGAACTGGATATTCAGGTCTTGCCGAAGAATCAGAAGAAAAAGTAGAAGAAACCACTTCAGGTTCAATTGCACCTGCAGAAGCTGGCGGCAAACCATTGTTTAAGAATGCAAGCGTATATGAAAGCAACGAGATTGTAAAACGTTCAAAGCAACTTAATGAAGACATGAGCATAAGCGTAAATGCTGGAACAAACGCAGAGCCAAGCATTAATATTAATGCAAGCGGTGAAGAAGCAGCTAAACTAGCTCAATTGCTTAAATTAGCAGGAATGGGCATGGCACAACCAGGATACGGTGAAGTGCAAGTTGACGTAGCTGAAGATCAAGAATTTGCCAATGGTGCAGACGATACTAATACAATGGATACTGAGTATATGACACAGGACATTGCTGGTGGACTTAACGGACCAAAGAAAATGGCTTATCCAAAAGTTGCTGGCGGAGACAACCCAATGTCAGTGCTTGGTGAGTCAGAACTCAATGAAGTAAGTGAAGATCGTCTAATGAAACTTTATCAGGAATATAAGGCAAAGTAATGAGTTTAAAAAAGTATATCACAGAAAGCGAAAGAGCAGTTGCATTTCCTATCACAGGTGATGTACTTGAAGTTGTTGTTAGAGAAGACTTCGACGACGAAATTGCTATTGACTTTCCAGTTGTAGAACACACAGACGATAGTATTACATTACATTTAGATGAATATGCTTATGGCATACTAGAAGCGTGTAACTACGTAGGTGATGATACAGACGGTGTTATTGATCCTCCTTCAGAAGAATTAGACGAAGCAATGGTAAGTTTAGATAAAGGTCGTGAATATTTCTTTAGACGTCATGACTTTGGCGATGAAAATATTGCTTATGAATTTAATAAACTTGCAAGAAAAATGTCACCCGAAGATGCAGAGATACTTAAAAAAGAATTAATAGATTTGTATAGTGATGATGTTGGTTTAAATGAGAAAAAAATTGACGAAGGAATGCATCAAAAGTGTTGTTGCAAGTATTGCGGAGATGAGTTATACAAACCAACCACAGATTGTCCTTACGATTCACAAGATCCAGATGGTGAAAACTGGGTTATGATAGATGTTGACGGTGATGGTGATGCTGATGCAGCCATCAGCAACGAAGGTTATAGATCAATCACAACCGAAGGCACACTTTTAGAACGTATTAAAGATGGTAAAATATACTGTCCTGATGCGTGTTGTGGTGTTAAAGTAATGGACTGTACCTGTGGTGCAAAGTGTCCACATTGCAACTGTAAACAAATACAAAAACTCGCTGGCGACATAAAAATGTTTGAAGAGCAGGCTGATCTTTACAAGCGTATGGGTGTACCATCAAGTGCTGAATATTACACACGTAAACTTACCGAAGCAGTAGAACAAACTGAAAAACTCATTGAAGATGTTGAAGATGTAGAAGCAATGATTACACGCAGGATTATGAATCATCCTGAATTTTCTGACATGGTAAGACAGTATGGTATAGAGCAAATTACACAAGCAATTAGAGATACTGCTGAATTCCATGGCGATGATAGTGACGAGATAGGATCAAGCGATATCAGTGCAATGGTT